GGTGCAACAAATGTAGTTTTATCTAGTCAAGTATTAACTACTCATCTTGGCACGATTACTTTTAGTGGCGATGCAAGTTTTGTTTTAGATGCTGTTAGTGCAACATTAGCTCTAGGCACAGTAGCTACTGAAGGTTCAGGTAATGTATCCTTATCTGGTTTAGCGTTAAACCATAATATAGGTAACATTAGTATTATTGGAAATGCTGTTGTTAGTGTAGCAGCATATATAGGAAATAACGAAACTCATATAACAAGCAATGTAGGAACTGTTACTACATCAGGCACTGCTACAATTGAATTAGCTTCTGTTACTGGCACACTGGCTTTAGGTACTGTACAATTAAGTGGTGACGCTACCTTTGCAATTGATACTGCAACATCTATCTATGGAACAGATGTATATGGTACTGGTATATTTATTAGTAATTCTTTTGTACCTGCTTTAGAGAGTGCAATAGGCACAGTAAGTATTGTTGGCAATGCAAATATCACATTAGTTGGTATACAAGGCACACTAGCAATTAATCCACCCACTGTAATTGCAAATGCAGTAGTCGATCTATCTTCTCTTGGTTCATTAACTACAGCATTAGGAACAGTTACTACAGTAGGAAATGCAAACATAACTCTACCTTCAGTTTCAGGAGTTATGGCATTAGGAACTATAAGTGTTGTAGGCAACGCTAACATCACCATTACTGGTTACGCAATGCAGTTAGCTTTTGATGATGTAATTATAACAGCAATACGACAAGACGATTATAATAAAGGTAGAACTGTATTTGTTCCTTACAGACAAAGTGGCATAAGAAGTACAAATACTATAGCAACACAAAGTAGAACAGTAATTGTACCACCAAGAAATCATGTAGTAAAAACTACAAAGATAGCAGCATAAAGGAAAACACATGTCGTTTAAATGGCCTAACAAAGACCCTGATGAAACTTTAGACTATAGCATGGATTGGTCTAGGTTTTTAGGGTATGATCATTCCACAAGTTCAGGCACTGTTATTGTATCTAATCTATGGTTTATTGACGATGCTAGTGGGGTAAAAACACAAATTAGTGGGTCAGAAAATACCACAGTCAATGGTATAACAACAGTGTTTAGTGGTATACTAAGAGATAGCACTAACACAGTTTGCACATTAAGATTAAGTAGTGGTACAGTTAATCAAACGTATAAGATTACATCACAGATAACAGACGATACAGGACTTATATCTGAACGAGTAGTAAAGTTACGTATTAAGGAAAACTAATATGGCATACAATTATTTAGATTTAGTAAATGAAATTAATAGAAGATTAAATGAGGTAGAGTTAACAACTACTAATTTTATAACAGCTAAAGGTTTTTATCAAACTGCTAAAGATGCTGTAAATTCTTCTATAAGACACATTAACCATGAGGAGTTTAACTGGCCTTGGAATCATAGAGAAGAAGAAGAAATACTATCTGCAGGAGTAATGCGATATCCTTATCCTGAAGATGCAAAAGTATTAGATGAGAATAGCTTTAGGTTAAAACGAAATGATACGCTAGGTATTGAAACTAAAAAATTAAAATCGCTTGACTATCAAGAATATCTTGACAACTACATAGACTATGAGTATAATACCTCTACAGGTATACGTGGAGTACCTAACTATATAGTACGTACACCAAGTCAAGAGTTTATATTTGTACCTTGTCCTGATAAAGCCTATGAGTTAGTGTATGAGTACTATCAAAATCCAGTTATCTTAGAGCAAGCTAGTGATGTACCCTCAGTACCACAAGAATTTAGACATGTAATTGTAGATGGTGCAATGTACTATGCTTTTCAATTTAGAGGAGATACACAAAATTCCCAATTATCAGAAAGAAAATTTAAAGAGGGTATTAAATATATGCGTAGCATTTACATTAATAGGTATGAGTATATTCGTTCTACTGTTATAGATCGTACCTCTGGTGGTTTAAACCCTAGAGTATTTTAATGGCAACAGCATGGCAAACATTTCCTATAGAATTTAAAGGTGGATTGATATCTAACCTTAGTCCATTGCAACATGGTACACAGGCTGTAGGTAGTGCTAGTATATTACAAAACTATGAGCCATCACTACAAGGTGGGTACTCAAAGTTAAAAGGCTATAGTAAATTTAATAGTAATAAAATAGAAATAAGCAGTAACAGTGGTGGAACTAATCTAGTTACAGGACTTACGTTAGTTGATGTAAATACAGCAATCATAACACGCTTAGATAGTGCATCAGCTAATAGTATATATTACCATGTAAATCCTAGTACCATAACTGTAGCACATAGCGTAGGCAGTGGAGATCATGCAAGTAGGCAAGCTTCTACAAATAAAATAAGAAGTGTTGTTTATAACTTTAATGGTACAGATAAAGCTGTATTTGTAGATGGAGTTAACTACCCTGCTTTTTATAACAGTGCATCTAATGCAAATTCTTGTATAACTTTTATTACGTCAGGTTCAAGTGGCACACCTGCAAATGTTTTAGGTGCTAAATTTGTAGCTTTGTTTAAAGATTGTTTATTCTTTGTAAAGGGCAATAACCTACTATCTATGCAAATAAATGATGACACAGACTTTGCAAGTGGTCAGGTTAGTGTTACACGATACGAAGATGAGATAACAGGGCTAGTTACCTTTCGTGATAATTTAATTTTATTTACTAGACAGGCTATATTTAAAGTAACAGGCACATCAGGTGCATTTAAGTCTGAGCCAGTAACTACACAGATAGGTTGCATTGAACCTGACACTATAGCTGAAGTAGGTGGTGATATTTTATTTATGGCTCCAGATGGAATAAGGTCACTAGCATCTACTGATAGGATTGGTGACTTTAATTTAGATGTAGCATCTGCTCCAATTAAAAAAGACATAGATAATTTTACTAGTGGATCATTTCAAGCGGTTACGTTAAGAGAAAAAGCACAGTATAGGATTTTTAAATATGATGGTGCTATACAGGATGAAGCTGCTGAAGGATACTTGGCAACTAAATTTATTGCTCAAGGTGGTACAGGATTAAGTTGGGCAAAAACAGTAGGCATCAATGCTTATATAGCTGATTCACGATACATGGGTCAAACAGGAGTAAGTACAGAGTTAATACTTTTTGCAAATGATGATGGCTATATTTATAAAATGGATAGTACAGATACTTTTGATGGCACATTAATCCCTTCTATCTTTCAATCTCCTCCTATGCCAGTGTCTGACCCTCTAGTTAGAAAAACATTTTATAAATTAGTTTTGTATATTGACGCTATTGGTATATTCAATAGTACATTAACATTAAAATATGATGAGGGCAGTCCTGATGTAATACAACCTACCCCAATAACTTTAGCATCAGGAACACAAGCTGCTATACTGTATGGGGGTAATACGTTTGGTACTTCTACATCGTTGTATGGTTCAGAGTTAGATACTATATACACTCAAAATGTAATAGGATCAGGAAAGACACTGACCTTGCGTATAGAAGACGATACAACAACAGCTAACTATAGATTAGACACAGCATTAATCGAGTATGCTAATAATGACAGACAATAAGGAACTTAAAAATGGCAGGATATACTAGACAAGATACAAATGATAATATTGCAACAGGCAAAGTTATTAATGCTAGTGACTTTGATAATGAATACAATGCTTTGCAATCAGCATTTAATAATGCAAGTGGACACAAGCATGATGGCACAGCTGCAGAGGGTGCTAGGATAACTGTCATCGGCCCTTCAGGTAAATTTAGTACTGATGCAAATGCTTTCTATCCAACTAATACAACAACTGTAGGACTAGGTAAAACAAATTTTGTATTCAAAGATTTACATATAGATAATATAGTTGCAGATGGTAATACAATTTCTACCATTACCTCTGGTAACTTAATTGTAAATCCATACACATATAAACTAGAAGTAAAAGGTGGTACTGTAGGTGGTAATACATCAGGTATGATACAATTAAATTGTGAAAACAATTCACATGGTCAAACGATACAAGCACAACCCCATAGTACAACCACTACCAATACCATGCTATTACCACAAGGAGCCAGTAGTACACTTGTATCTCTTGTATCGACTGATACACTTCAAAATAAAACATTAACAACTCCTGTATTTAGTGGTATATCTACTACTGCTTCAGGTAACTTACAAGTTAAACCTGCAACAAATATATTAGAAGTTCAAGGAGATGGTAGTAGTGTTGAAGGTCAAATAAAACTTAATTGCCATGATAATAGTCATGGTCAAACTATTAAAGCACAACCTCATAGTACAGGAACTACTAATACTATGTTGCTACCTCAAGGTGCTAGTAGTACACTAGTTTCACTTGTATCTGCAGACACGTTAACTAATAAAATTATAGATGTAGATTTCAATAACTTATCAAATGTTGAAGTAGACAATCTAAAGGCAGGTGTTTTAGATACCGATTTAACTGCAGTGTCAGCAGGGGATACCACATTAGCATCAGCAAAAGCAATTAAAACATATGTAGATGCACAAGTTAGTGGTATAAGTGCTGACATAACAGAGGTAACTGCAGGCACAGGCTTAACAGGTGGGGGTGCTTCTGGTGCTGTTACTTTAAATGTAATTGGTGGTACAGGTATTACTGCTAATGCTAATGATATAGCCATAGATAGTACAGTTGCTACATTAACAGGCAGTCAAACTCTTGCTAGTAAAACTTTAACCCTACCACAAATAAATGACACAAGTTCAGATCATCAATATGTATTTGCAGTATCTGAATTAGCAGCAGATCGAACAGTTACTCTACCTTTATTGGCAGGTAATGATGAGTTTGTATTTAAAGATCATACACAAACATTATCAAATAAAACTATACAAAATT